GCTTTGTCCTCCACACGGTTACCGGTAACGATGAACCGTACCTCGGGGTCTAACTCGAAGGTCGGTGTCTTGCGCTCAAGAATGAACCCCGCCGCCCATGTCTGGTGGTGGGTCGATGACTGCGGCAACTCCTCCAAGATGATAAGTCCTGCACCAGTACCCTTGCGGAACTGGTAGAACATGTCGGTCGGGTTAAACACAGTCTTGCCCTCGAACACCGAAGGCACACCGGTGAAGTCGACGACGTCGTGGTTATTCACATGCACCACCAGTATGCGGTCGTCGGGAACACCAAGGCGTTTGCCGATTTGAATCGCACCCTCGGACTTACCCATACCCGGCTTGCCCTTGAGGAACGGAACTGCGGTTGGCGACTTCGCCAGTATCGCGGAACACATGTCGATTACTTGATTGATGGATGGCATCGTAGATCTCCTTTGTTGCAAATGCACATTAGTGTGTACGGATAAGTACACATGAGTTTACCTGTAAACAGGTGAATGTCAAGGCAAGGTCTCCGGCTGTATGGACAGCGTGAACCCCAAGTCTTGAATGACCTCGATGGCTTGCGCCGTCAGGGTTTTCGTTCCCGCCAGTTGAGCAAGCAGTTGGCTCGTCTCGCAGACAGGATAGACAACGCGCCCGCCGTAGTTGTTAGCGATGCGCACAGTCAGGTGTTTGTTGATCGGTTTGTCGTCAACAGGCGTGGTGTAGCAAGGCATGATTACCTCCTTTCGTTTGAATCAATGAAGCCAATCGGGTCGGCTGCGACGTGTGTACGCCAACAGGTCTGCCTTCGCACCGGTGTAGTAGGCGCGGTAGGCATCGACAGCGTTTGGTACTTTGTACTCGTCCGGCATGGCAAGTGCGTATGGCGTTTGCTGCTCGGCGCTGATGAGTCGTGGCGGCTGGTCGACCACGAACGCGAGTTTCTCGATGGTCTTATGCGTGCGTCCATACCGATAGAAATACTCCTCGCCCAATGCGATGAAGTGCTGGTATGTCCAGTCGTAATTACCCACCGAGTCGCCCGCCCATCGCACGCATGGATGGTTTGCATGCGTCGCCTTGTACATGTCAGGCGTAGCCGTGCCATAGCGATGATGCACCGCAGACAGTATTTGCCCTGTCTCCAACACCATCTTGACCACATGCTTGTCGCATTGGTACTGCGCGGCAGTCCATGGGTTGTCGTCGAGTACGAAGATGTTCATACGATTAAGTCCTTAAGCAGTTATATAGTCCCAGCCCCGCACATGCTTCGCGCAGTAGGCGGCGTAGCTACCTCGATCCACCAGCGAGCGCAGTAACTCACTCGGCATGAACTCGACGCTGCTGTCAGGTCTGGCATACGACTGGTGCCTTGAAGTGGTCGGGCTGTACTTGTCCGCATTACCAAACCACTCGCGAGCCTCTGCGTCGTAGGCATACATGGGAAAGTGATGCCCGTACGAATACACCACATACAGGTTGTCCTTGTTCTCTGAGAACACGGTGCCGTTGTGGGTCTTAAAGACTTCGCGGTTGGTTACCAAGTTGCGGATCTCACGGTTGGATACTGTGGTCATTTGTTCTCTCCTGATACTGGTTCACGCGTAAACAGATTGAGGGGCGTTACACACTCGCCTTCGATGTACCCGCCGTTCGCAGTCGGGAAGCGTTCGCCGCACCCACTCACCCAGTTGATTAAGACAAAGAACATGAACACGCCAATGATGAGCGAGAACGCGAACACGCCAACAGCACGCACGAGTAGCTGCATGGTTACCTCCTAATGAGACAGTTGGTTGTAAAAAGACGGTGTAATAAGACAATTGGATTTTGTCTTATTGTTTTAGAATCAATGAGTTAGGGGCGAATAAGACAATAAGACAGTTGTGGGGAGAGATTGCGTGGATGACTCCAAGTTGCACGCGTCGCGCATGCCCTCTACACACATGTGTTCTTCCTTCTATATATTATTTATTACTGTCTTATTGTCTTATTGTCTTATTACTGCCCTGAAAGCCTTGGTACGCCTAGGTTTTCCTATTAAGACAATCCACGCGACTGGAACACCAATTGTCTTGTGGATTGTCTTAATAGGGCGGGCAAGCCCGCCCCAAGTGGATTACGCATTGACCACACGCTTGAGGTCATCCATCGCTTCCGATGCTGCCTTGAAGTCGAACTTCACGACGCGACCATCAGCGCGAGCCTTCTCGATCTGACTGGTCAATGACTTGATGCGTGCGGCAATGTCCAATGCCTGCATGATTTGAGCGGCGTTCTCCTCGTCCGCGTACCAAGCCTGCACTTCGTTGGTGAGATACTCGACCACCGACTCGCCATTCGCGAAGTCAGCTTCCTTGCGGGCGGTCTTATTCAGGCGGAACGATCCGTCCTTCTGGAGTTGCGCGAACCCGTAGTCATGTACCCACTTGACCATCTTCTTGCGGTTGAGACCTGAAGTGGCGTCGTACAGCTTTTGGTACAGGGTTACATCGCCATGTTCATACGCGTGTCCTGCGATGTTGCAGAGTACGAGTTGCACATTGTCGCGAATGGTGGATGCAGAGCGTTTGATGCCTGCGATCTTCTGGGTAATTTCTTGCTTGTTTAGCATGATAGGCTCCTTCGTGTTTAAGGGATTAAGGCTTTGAGGTGTACACGCGTTGGCATGTACACTTGAAAACCCTTCGGTTTCATATCGCCGCCGCGCGTCCCCCATGCTAATTTCACATGGATTCATCCGCCGGTGAGGATGCAGTTCCTGAGTCCAAATGACCCCCTGCTACCACGAGCGCGATTACGCTCAACCCGTCCGATCTTCTAACGACCCCACCCTAATCCTCAGCCTCCGCATATACGCGTGCCCTGAGTTTATCCTTTCGGCCCAGCCTGTCGCTTCTCGGGCGTACCATTGCACGCGCGGTCTACTAACAAGCGGGAGGGATTCTGCCGGTAGGGTTAGCATGACAGGCTTGGGAGCCTCAGCGGTTTTTCAACCCTACACCTTAGTGCGCGCGTAAACGGATCGGGGGTAGTGGACGAGGGGGGTGGGCCCCCCGCCCCAGCCTTAGGTATCACGTATATCCCAACCCCTATTTTTTCCAATAACCCTACAATTTAGTCAACTATTATCCCGCACCCGTCTGTCGTAGAATCCTTGACACATATCTGTTTACCGGTTAACACTTAAAGCCATGAGTAGCCAAGTAGATAAACTGCAAGACCCCGAACTGGTCGCACAACCGATCCTGTCGCGTGGGCAACTTCAGATGATCGAGGAAGATCCCTCGAAAATGGAGACGCTCGCCCGTCTGATGGGCGCGGTGAACTTGGACAACCTGTTCCGGCACATGCAAAACCCCAACATCAACCCAACTGCACGTATTGAATTTCAAAAGTTGTTGAACAAGATGGGCAGGCTTGAGCCGGATTCAAAATCGGACGGTGGCTCTTCGGGCCCCCAAGTGGTTATCAACATCACCCGGGCTAAAGACCACAGCGACGGGATCATCATTGAAGGGCATTCGAAGGCGCTTGAAGCATGACCGCTGCCGTAGCTGAATCTGCTGCGCACGAGATCAATTTCGAGGTCATCGAGTCGCTGGACGATTTCTTTTACTCGGAAAAATTCATTTCGCTTGCCGTTGGCCCCGTTGGTTCGACCAAAACCACCGCTGGCATCATGAAAATCCTGCACCATGCGGCCCAAATGGCCCCGTGCAAAGATGGAATCCGTAGATCTCGAGCGATCTGGGTACGTAACACCCGTGAGCAGCTCCGCGATACGTCGATACCGGACTTCATGAAGTGGATACCCGACGGTGTAATGGGCCATTTCCTCAAAACCGAGTACAAATTCGTCGTTAATGTGGGCGATATTGAGTGCGAAGTGCTGTTTCGTGGCCTTGATGACGCCAACGACGTAAGGCGATTGCTCTCGCTACAGGCGAGTTTCTTCGTTTTTGACGAGTTTCGAGAGATTCACCCCGACATTTTCAACGCTGCGCAGGGTCGTCTAGGCCGTTATCCGGACAAAATGATGAACGGAGTGGGCTGTAAAACCGACGATGGAAGGCCAAATGCGCACCTGTGGGGTATGACAAACCCCCCGGATGAGGACACTTTTTGGGAAGAATTGCTGTCAAATCCGCCTGAAAACGTCCATGTGACCATCCAGCCGAGTGGTCTGAGCCCAGAAGCGGACTGGACACGGTTCCTACCGGATGATTACTACGACAACTTGGCCCAAGGGAAGACCGAGGACTGGGTTGACGTGTACATCCACGCGAAATTCGGCAAGTCGCTGAGTGGTCAGCCGGTGTTTAGATCGTTCGAGAAGACAGCGCACGTATCGAAGAACGAGATAACACCGATGTTCAGCGATGCGCCGTTATTGATTGGCATCGACGCGGGGTTGACGCCCGCTGCGGTGGTCGGCCAGCTCGCCTACGACGGTCGACTGGTGGTGTATGACGCGCTGATCTCCGATGGGATGGGCGCGTTGAGGTTCGTGCGAGAAAAACTGAAACCGTTGTTGGCGAACAAGTTCGCGGGGCGGCGTTCGCTGGTCATCATCGACCCGGCGGCGTTCCAGCGAGTGCAGACCGATGAGCGGACAGTTGCGGATATTTACAAAGCCGAGGGGTTCACCGTAAAACCGGCGAAGACCAACTCGGTCGCGGCGCGTATTGCTGCCGTTGAGAAGTTTATGACCCGAATCGTTGACGGTAAGTTCGGACTGGTGGTCGACCCTGAGGGGGCGAAGCCGTTGGTGCAGGCACTGGCGGGGAAGTACCGGTACAAAATCAACAGTAAGGGCGTAAAAGACGAGTCTCCCGAAAAATCTCACCCATGGTCGGACGTAGCGGACGCGTTTCAGTACATGTGCCTACACGCGGACGGGGGTGAAGTGTTTGGGAGTATGATGGCGGCAAATGATCGCAGAGAGGTCAGAAAAGTGTCGTCTGGTGGCTGGACGTAACGTGTTGACACGTTAACATCTAGTTGCTAGTGTCCTAACTACATCAACCCGGGTTTACGATTATGGCTCTTGGCCCCGCTCTTATTCCAGTTGCCAGAGCTTCCGATCTGGAGGCTGCGGCAAAACGCGCGTCGACAGAAAAGCAGTCTGCTCCGCTTATGCAGGGGCTTGCTGCACACGTTCGTAGACGTTGGGAAATCATGCGCGATCACAAGCGCGAGACGATTGAAGACCGCCTGACGCAGTGCGTCCGCGCTCGTAACATGGAGTACGAACCGCAGAAACTCGCAGAGATTCGCGAGCAGGGTGGTTCGGAAATTTTCATGGGTATCGTCAGTACGAAATGTCGTACGGCAACCGCGTGGTTGCGCGATACCTTGCTGGGTACAGGCTCTGACAAGCCATGGTCGATTCAGGCCACTCCGATCCCAGAAGTACCACAGGACATCATCGCTCGTTTGCAGAACATCATGCAGATGAACTTGCAGCAGTATTACGCTGCGGGTGGTGATGCGATAGATCCTGCGACCTTGCAGCAGCTTGCGGGCGGTATGAAAGATACTGCGATGCGTGAGCTGAAGTTCGAGGCAGACAAACGTGTCGCTCGAATGGAGAAGAAGATGGAAGACCAGCTCATCGAGGGCGGGTTCATCAAGGCTCTGTTCGAGTTTACGAACGACATCGCGACATTCCCATACGCGGTTCTGAAGGGGCCGACGCCTCGCAAGCGTAAGACCTTGGTCTTTGCGCAGGGGCAGCTTGTTCCTTCCGAGACAATCCGTGACGAGTGGGAACGCGTTGACCCGTACAAGTTCTACTGGGCACCGTGGGGTGATGATCCTCAGAACATGCCCATCATTGAGTTGCACCACCTGACCCGTGAAGACGTTGAGTCGATGATCGGTGTTGAGGGGTACGACGAGGCCGCGCTGCGGTCGATCCTTGCCGACTTCGGCTCTACCGGGTTTGACTGGTTGGAGCAGGACGACAGCGAGATCGAGGCTGCGGTCAATAAAGATTTTGACGACGCCGGTAGCGACCTGATCGCTGCGATCCAGTTGTGGGATTCGATCCCGGGCAAAATGCTGATCGACTGGGGTCTGGACGAAACGGAGATCGACGATCCGCAGTTGTCCTACCCGTGCGAAGTGTGGATGGTGAACAACACGGTCATCAAGGCAGTGTTGAACTACGACCCGCTGGGCCGTAAGCCGTACTACGTGACTTCGTTCGAGAAAGTACCGGGGCGTCTCGACGGTAACGGCGTAGCTGACCTGTGTATCGACGCGCAGAACATGTGTAACGCCGCCGCCCGTGCGCTGGCTAACAACATGGGTATCAGCTCTGGCCCGCAGGTTGGGGTGAACGTATCGCGTCTACCCGCCGGGGAAGACATTACGCAGATGTACCCGTGGAAGATCTGGCAGTTCCAGCAGTCGGAGTACGGGGATGCGTCTCCGCCGATTAGCTTCTTCCAGCCGAACTCGAACGCCGGTGAGCTGATGGCGGTGTTCGACCGCTTCATGGCGATCTCCGACGAGGTCTCGGGTATTCCACGCTACATGACAGGGCAGCACGTTCCGGGCGCAGGTCGTACCTCGTCGGGTCTGTCCATGTTGATTTCGAACGCAGGCAAGAGCATCAAGCAGGTGATCGGGAACATCGACAACGATGTGCTGACTCCGATGTTGGAGCGGCAGTACCAGCGCAACTTGCGCTACAGCGATGACCCGGATTTGATTGGTGATGTACAGATTGTTGCACGAGGCGCGATGTCGCTGGTCGTTAAGGAAGCAGAAGCTGTCCGTAAAACTGAGTTTCTACGTCTTGTACTGGAAAGTCCGGTGGCTCAGCAGATCGTTGGTCTTCCGGGTACGGCTGAACTCATGCGCGACTTGGCTGGTAACCTCAATACGAACGTTGACCGATTGGTTCCAACGCGTGAGGACGTCCAGAAGCAGCAGGAGATGGCTCAGCAACAGCAAATGATGATGCAGCAGATGATGGCGGCTCAACAGGCGGCTAATCTGCAAGCGGACGGATCTGAAATGGGCGGTCGGGAAAACAACTACATGTCCCCGAGACCCAATGGACGTTGAAGTATCTATCTGTTGACACGTTGACAGGTGTGGTATAAACATAACGAATGATTAACTTAAACAGTGCATCGCGACAGGCGATTCAAGCTCTTAACAGGTTGAGAGAGCCCGGGAACGAAGCATTGGTACAGTTTTTTGAGTCTCAGCTCGCTGAGGCGAAGCAGAAGCTGGTCTACGCAGACGACATGGGAATGATCCACCGACTGCAAGGGCGAGCCGAAGCGTTTGAAGATCTACTGAAAGCGATTGAAGAATCGCAGAAGGTGGTAAACCGCTCGTAAGAGCATGACTGAAGCACACCATAACGGGAGCAGCACACGTACGGCGCTGTAAACAGAGTTGGTGCTTTAAGGAGAAAAGAATGGCGTTGCCAAAACAGGTACAAGCTCAGATTGCTGAGATTGAAGAACTTGAGAAGTCGTTGACTGCCCAGAAGGACACGAAGGCTAAGCCTGCAAAGGAAGAGCCCGAGGACGAAGTCCAAGAGGAAACAGTTGAAGAGGAATCAGGGGGCGAAGTCGAGGAAGCTGCGGCGCCTGAAGAAGCAAGGCCGACTGACCAGAAGCCAAAGGAAGTCGAGGACGATTTTAAGCAGAAGTACAGCACCCTTAAGGGCAAGTACGACGCCGAAGTTCCCCGTCTACACCAGCAGGTTCGTCAGCTTACCGAGCAGTTGGATATGTTCCGCGAGGAACTTGACGCTGCGAAGAAAGCGAAGGAACAGGCTCCTGCGGAGAAGGTTAGTTATGTAACCGACGCCGACCGAGAAGAGTTTGGTGAGGAATTGATCGACGTTCAACGTCGTGTCGCGAAAGAAGTGGCTTCAGAATACGAAGCACGGATCGAGCGGCAGGATGCTGTCATCGAGGCGCTCCAGAAAAAACTGGCGCAAACCGGTGAGCAGGTAGGCGAAATGAGTTTTGGTCAGCGCTTGCGTCAGCTAGTGCCTGACTTTGACCAAGTAGACGCCGATGAACGTTGGGTAGCTTGGCTGAATGAGTATGATCCTATGCTCCGAGGCCAGCGAAGAGATCAAGCCCAAGCTGCGTTCAATGCGGGGGATGCGGAAGCAGTCGCACATTATGTGAAGCTGTGGAAGCAGGAAATCACCCCGGTGCAAGAACCAGCTAGAGCATCCCGCCAAGCAGAACTTGAGAAGCAGGTTGCGCCGAATCGTTCGAACTCTAGCAAGTCAGTCAGTTCGGATCGTGGTGCCAAGTTGTACTCCGAGAGGGAGATACAGAATGCTTGGAACAAGGTTCGAGTTCTGAACACTAGAGGACAGTACGATGACGCCGCTAAACTTGAAGCTGAAATAACTGCTGCGTACATCGAAGGCCGAGTTCGCGCTTGACCTGTTAACATGTAAGCAGCCAGTTAACGACCAACTTAACTTTTTTGGAGAACCAAAATGGCTGCTGTATTTCCTGTAGTTAGCTCTGGTGCTTTTGACACCACCCCGTCTTACTCTGGCGGATTCATTCCTCAGCTTTGGTCAAACAAGCTGAATGCGAAGTTCTATGCCAACACCATGCTGGCTGAAATTTCGAATACCGACTGGGAAGGCGAAATCAAGAACCAAGGCGATACCATCCGTATCCGCACTGCACCGTCCATCACCATCAACGATTACGCTGGTGCTGGCACTACCCTGACCTCTGAAGTACCGACCCCGATCTACACTGACATGCAGATCAACAAGGGCAAATACTTCAGCGTGCAGGTAAACGACGTACTTGCTCATCAGGCCGACATGGACTTGATGAACATGTTCACCGACGACGCTGCTAAGCAGTTGAAGATCGCGATCGAAAACGAAGTGTTCTTTAACTGGTTCGTAACCGAAGGCGCTAACGCGTCTAACAAGGGTGCGACTGGTGGTGCATTGTCTGCTGAGTACAACCTCGGCACCGACGCGCTTCCGATCGACCAAGCGACTCCAGCTAACGTCCTGAAGACCATTCTGCGTATGTCTGCTGCTCTCGACGAGCAGAACGTACCGGAAGAAGGCCGTTGGTTGGTTATCAGCCCGTACGACCGTCAGGTTCTGATGCAGACTGACATCGCTCAGGCGTACTTCACTGGTGACGCTTCTAGCACCATCCGTACCGGCAAGATCGGTATGCTTGACCGCTTCGAAGTGTACGTGTCTAACCTGTTGCCGAAGGGCACCACGGCTAAGGCACTGGTACCGGGCTTGTCTGCTACCTCTTCTGGCGCTACTGCTACCGGTGCTAAGCCGCGTCGCATGATGGTTGCTGGTACTAAGGCAGCTTGCGCGTTTGCTTCTCAGATCTCTAAGACTGAGCCGCTGCGTAACCAGAACGACTTCGGTGACATCGTCCGTGGTCTGGCTGTTTACGGTCGCAAGGTCGTGAAGAACGAAGCTCTGGTAACCGCTCTTGTAGGCGATCCTACCTAAGTAGGCTGATTGAGGAGGGGGGTAAAACCCCCTCCTTTTAACTACTATGTTTGGAGTCGCCCGTGGCAACGATCAAAGTTACCGACATCGTTAAGCGTGTCGAGGATGTACTGCAAGACAGCAACGTCCGCTGGCCGCGTTTGGAATTGCAGAATTGGCTGAATGAAGCCTATTTGCAGATCGTACTGCTGCGCCCTGACGCAACTGCAAAGACTGGCACTTTTACTTGTGTCTCTGGTACCCGACAGGTACTTACTACAGGATTCCCGACTGCCATCCGTCTACTAGACGTGGTGCGCAATCTTGCGGCGACCTCCGCTAAAAAGGTCATTCGCTTGGTCGACAGAAGCGTTCTGGACGATCAACGCCCCAGTTGGCACGCCGAGACGGCGACCGTGGATATTCAACATTTCACGTTTGATCCACGCCAACCCAAAGAATTTTTTGTGTACCCGCCAGCCACCACGGCTGCTCAGATCGAGGTGATCTACACCGACGCTCCGGGTGCGCACACTCTGACAGCAGCTCAGCTAGACCCGACCGGCGGCAGCGCCGAGACGATCAAGCTGGACGACATTTACTTGAGCGCCCTTATCGACTGGATTCTCTACCGCGCCTTCTCGAAGGACTCGGAGTTTGCTGCTAACGCTGCTCGTGCTAACGCCCACTATCAGGCGTTCACCGCAGGTGTAGGCGCAAAGAGCCAGAGCGACACGGCGGTCGGACAGGTAGGAGGCTGATATGGCAGTCACATGGTCTAGCTTTTACCCCTACGTCCAGCCGCACCTTCCCGGGTGCCCGGAGATCGTCATTGAGGCGCATCTTCAGGAGGCTGCTGCGGAGTTTTTGGAGCTGAGCGAGATCTGGCGTTTCGACATCGACCCAGACTTCACCAGCAAGAACACGTCGGACTACCCGATCAGCGTGCCAACCAATTCGATACTGGAGAACATCTTGTTCCTCTACATCGACGGTACGCCGATGACACGCGTGTCTGACAAGCACTTTAGCCCGCCGAAGCTGGCAAATGGTTCAACCGTCACGGGTTTGCCGTCGTACTTCAGCATCGTGGGCGACACCACTATTCGTATGTACCCGACTCCTGCCGGTAAGCACACCTTCAGCGGCCTTGGCGTACTGAAGACCAAGCTGACGGCTACCGGGGTCGAGAACTTCATTTTTGAAACCTACGGGCGGGCTATCGCTGCCGGGGCAATCGGGCGTTTGGCCGAGATTCCCGGGAAAGAGTGGAGCAACCCAGCAATCGCCGCGTACTACAACGCGGAGTTCAGCAACACTGCGGCTAAGGCAAAGGGTCGAGACACCCGTCGCGTCAATCTGCGGGTTTCTGCTGTTGGGTTTGACTCAGTTCACCGAGGCAGGGGGTAACCATGGCAGACGTTTTTTACTACGTACGACGCGACACTGGCCCGCAGTTGCAGTTGTCGTTCACTGATGAAGACACCGGTGCGCCGACAAATTTGCACGGCGGCACAGTAAAGATGCACTTCCGGGCCGCTGGCGAGGAAAGCATCCTGTACACCAAAACGTTGTACGTGAACCCAGACCCAACGGAAGCTGCGAAGGGCATCGCGATCGTCAACTGGGGCACGACCGACCTCGACTACGAGGCAGGCGCGTACGAAGGTGAGATCGAAGTGGTGCTGTCAACCGGCATCCGCGAAACGATCTACGAGATCTTGAAGTTCAAGATAAGGGAAGACTTCGCATGAAGCTGACGTCGGTCGTAGCAATTAACGCCCTGTCGGCTGCTATCAAGCGGCTGAACGGCATTGCTATGTCGACGAATGTCTCTCCGATCAAGATGGCGGTGGAGCTGGGCAAGTTCCTCGTCGAGGCAAAATACTTCGACACCCTGTACGCCAACGACGGCGCGGGGGCCTCCGACGGCGCGGTCTTCCACTTCTTCAAGGCGCTTACCGACAACTCGGCTGTTGCGGAAGACGCAAC